TGACGGAGATTGCGAATATGACGTTTTGTAATTCGCCGTTTTAATGCACTTATTGCACGTTCTTTTGACAATGTCGACCGCACTTTTCTCGTTTTTGGCGGCGTTCGTGGAGTTCGAGACTTTTGCTTAGATTTTGATATCATTGTTGTAGTTAAACGACTGGCGAGTTGACTTAATTGTGCACGAGCCGAAGGAGCAGGCAACGTATATAATGCATTGTGCGTCATTAATTGATTTAACGGTTTTAATTGACTTTTTAAATTACTAATTCGCAGAGATGGCGGCGGCGGCATTATATGCAATGGATTATTTAACTTTGACATATAATATATATTTATTTAATTTGTCCCTAATTGGTTGCATTTCACATTTAAAATTTGCAAAAACGACTCAAATACGTGTTATATTCGTGAGGCAAATACGTATTATCTTGTATTGCGATTTGTGATATAGCCATATTGCGACCAAATAAATCAACTGAACCATTCATCCGATTTTTTATTTTGTCATTATCGGTATACTCGGCATTATTATATTCTTGATGCCCAAATGTTTCTAATTTGTTTTTAATAAATACATCATCGCCGAAATATGACATATGCCACCCGCCTTGTTGTATAACTGGTCGTGTTTGTGCGCGAATATCATTACACGACAGGTTGTAATTTTTAAAACATTTATACGTTATTATTTTAAATGATGACCAGTCTTCATTAAATTTAGTATTTAAATTATAATAATACAGGGATTGACGTAATGAATGAAAATCAACTATAATCTCATTATTTTTAATTTTATGTAAAGTGTCTCGGTCAGGGATTTCATCCAAATCGGATATCATAATTAGGTCAGAATCGTTTAAATTTATTTGATTTAAGCCGCGTATAATGCAGTTGCGCTGGTGATTCTCATTTTTCCATTGTTCGTGATTGCCAACATTAATATTCGGATATATGTGCGGCATATCGTTTACAATCACGTGTATGATTCGGTCTTTAAAATCTTCAAATAAATGTTTATTTTCGTTGTAAAATAATCGTTTTTCAGTTCCGACGTGAGTACGGGTTGATTCTACAATTACAAAATAATCCACGTTGATTAATGTGTTTAATCTATATGTTAATAATTCCAACTCATTATAAAATGTAAAACAATCGATTAACATACCAGATTACAATATTATGGCTTTATATTATTTGCGCATTTACACATTTTAACATTTAATCGGTTGCCCCTAATCGGTTGTTGCCAAGAACATATTATTGGTTCCATTGAGTCGAATAATGTTATATCCCAATAAAGAAATATAATTAAATAACGTTGGGTATTAATTACATAAAAAATATAAAAATTATTTATGTAAACTATATAACAACTAATGCGATTAAAAAGTGAATTGTATAAAAAAGAACAAGATGGTATTATAGACAAAATTATTAGCATATTAGATTTGGAAAATAAAAACACATATATACTATACGATCCAACGTAATGACTTGTATATTTTCTTCGCGGATGATGCCCGCATCGGCATGCATTGACGACCCGCCACCATCATTGCTCACAATTTTCAAAGACGCAGCGCCAACTTGTTCTGGCGACCCAAGTCCCACATTATGACACGTTATATTTTGTATATTAGACAGAGCCACGCTACCACACAACGCATAATATGTCATTTTTTGCGGTTCGAAACTATGAACTTGAATGTGCGCCGATGTCCAAGAACGTTTTGCCCTTGCAAAATTGTTTAGACCATTGTATCAGCCAACTTTCAAAGAGTCCGTGATTGGAATAATAATCCATATTGGAACGAGGCAATATAAACGATTGTCGATTTAAACAAAGTATTTGATTATCGGTATTATTATCAGCAGGAACGTCGGACTTGGTCATAATACGAAGTGGTCATTTTGTATTTTATGGGGGTGCGTTTATATTATTTTACAAACTAATGATGCCGACCTATGTAATTCGGCGTGAAATATTTGCCGCCACATTTACCGTCGGATTTGCGGCATGCATTGGCGAATTCATATGTAATGTCTCTTCCTGTTCTATAACCGAAAAGTGCGCATTTGGAATATTGGACGAAACTTGGGTCTTTACATTTGATGAAATATTTGCATTTGAAACAACTGCTGATTTTAATCATTTTATTATTTACGCAGTTTGTCTTTATGTTTCTTCGTTTTCATTATTGAAACAATAAAATTGAAACCATAATTTAATTCATAACTTAAAACACAATGAACGGAAGCTTATCATTTCGCTATAATGGCACAGTCCATATATATAATCTTAAAATTGATGAAAAAGGGAACGTATATTCAGATGCGAACGCCAGTGGTAGTAACGGGTGGGGAGGGCCCATTACAAACGACACATTTATAATAGAAGATAATATTCCGATTCCAATCGCAATGGTTTCTATATATAAAACGATATTTAATAATGCGCAGTATCCATTTACAGATTTGCTTAATATTTCAGGACTATTGCAAAACCTAAAGGACATAAAAACACGACCTGAAATTCAAATGGAACTCACTTCATCTCGTCTACGGTCAGACAAAAATAAACAATTGCTTGACGAACTTAGGGTTATGTATCCCATACCATCCGAATTAACTCAATTAAAAGAAGAGAATGCAAATATTAAATGCGAAAATAAACAATTGCGTGATAAATTTCTGATTACTTTACGCAAACTATCATCTGAATTAACTCAACTAAAAGAAGAGAATGCAAATATTAAATGCGAAAATGAACAATTGCGTAATGATATTCATAATTATCAACAATATTATATCACGTCGCAATCTAATGAAACTATCCAATGTAAAGAAAAAATCGCAAATCTTAAACTTGCAATTAAAGAATTAAAAAACGACAATCAAGAGTTCAACCATACATTTGAAAGTATGTTTGATGAGAATGATAAATTAACAATGGAAAATGAACAATTGAAAGAGCGACTTAGAACACAACCTGTCAAATCAACACCAAACGATTCGATAACGGATAGCAATGACCAATGTAAAAACAACATAGAATTTATTATTTTTGAAAACGAGTTGGAAGAAGTTATATCGCAAACCCGATTAACGCATACAATCAGTTTATCATATTGAAAGATTTCATCTTAGAAATTCCCGTAATAACGTGTGTTGTTTTGCCATTTTCTTTGGAAATCTCCGCCATTTATTTTGTCGCATGTCTCGTTTCAACGCACGCAATGAACCCCGTTTATCCAATCGATTCGCACATAAATCATATATATTTATATTGACACGACGTAGCACTTTGCGTGCCTGTTTTTTCGTCGGCTGCGGCAATAATCCGAATGTCTTTATACAACGATTCATCCATTTCAAATTACACAGATTGTCTTCCATTTGATTTGCTACGTCATATTGCAAAAACCCAATAGTCGTATTTAATAGACCCGCCTCCACGATTTCGTCCAATTTCGCACATTCTTCCGCGATTTCATCCAATTTCTCATTATTTACGCAATCTATAATACGATTCGTGGCGTGTTGAGCTAACACTTGATTTAATAATGTAAATACCATTTTATAATTATAAAGCCTATTTTATAATTATAAAGCCTATTTTTTAAATCTTTTTTTGATTTGATACAAATGACAATGGTGCATGATGATATACGTGCATCGTCCCTAATAAATCAGCGGGGTTATTATAAAATGCACTATTTCTCAATTCGTTAGTTTGACTGCGAAATGCCAGAAAACTCAACGCATCTTCCACATTATAAATCGGACTATTTAAGTTATTCCATGTCATACCCGGCGATTCTGGCGTGCCGAATTCGGTTTTATATTTTAATTTCATTTTATCTAAATCGCCTTTATAAGGAAAATACAAGTTTATCATAGTAAGTAGACGCAGATCGTGACTTACATTACGCAATGACGCAGATATAAAATGGTTTTTTAAATTCGAAACTGGTTTATTCCACGATAAACCAGACCCCGCCCCGCACGTTGGTTTACACTCGGCAGTTTTGCATAATGTATCGTATACTTGTCTTGAGTTATTGACTCCGTCATTAAAATATGACCGTCCATAATCCAATATTTTCACCAAATAACTGGAACGAAAATTAACGATTTTGCCCGATGCCAAATGATAATGATATTGTATATATTTTCCAGGAACGGGTTCATATAATTGCACATTTTCCCAGTGCAAATCATAATGTGTAAATTCATTGCATATAGTGGCAAGCGGCATATAAGTTTGAATTAAAATACCGATTATCTCTATATCAAATTTATCGTGCGCCCAGTCTTTCATTCTCTTTATAGGTTGAATTCCTTTCATATGTTGAATTAAAACACATAATTGGTCTGATATATTACATCCGATTTTCCAATTATCTTGTAACTTTACAAAGGCATGCACGTCGCCGTTTACATTTTGATATAATTGATATGTTTCCAAAAAACAAGGGAACTGTTTGAGTTTAGTATTTATATATTGACCCACGCGATATTCATACATTAAATTGTCCGCTGTTTTACTAACTGCTACTTTCAACACTGCATTTGCTTTATATCCTTCGCGCTCATAATCCAGTTCATATATTGTACCATTCACGGACGGCACCCCAATAATTTTTCCAGGCGGAATCGCATAATCGAAATTCACGAATCCATTAAAGAATTTCTTTATGTTTTCGTCTTCTTTACCGAATGCAATGCATACGCCCGCATTTGTGCACACCTTATTAAATAAATAGGCTTTAACTTTGGGTATGAGTTTACGCGACATGTTTCGCCTTAATAGTTGTCTTAAACGCGCCATTGCTACTGTTTTTCTCTGTGGATTTTGTTTAGGCACCAAGTTAACCGCCAAGCCTGGCAATAAGTTTAGTTGCGAGTTCGATTTATTTTTCACTGATTTATTTTTCACCGATTTATTTTTCACCGATTTATTTTTCACACATTTATCTTTTTCATTACGCGTTTCATTCGCTTCGCATTTCTTTACGCAAATTCCCTTTTTATTTTTTTCTTTTCCAGCCGTGCATGGATTAAATATCAAAACTGAATCTGGCGTCAAATTCGACTTGGGAATTGGATTTGGATAAATATAAGGAATTGGCAAAGGTAATGGCGTTGCTGGACTTGGAGGACTTGGAGGACTTGGAGGACTTGGAGGAATTGGCGTTACGGGTCTTGGCGTTGGAACTTTGGGCGTTGGAACTTTGGGTGCTTTCACACATTTGCCTTTATTATTGCGAATTTCATCGGCTTCGCATTTCTTTACACAAATACCATTTTGATTTCGTTCCTTGCCAGGTTTACATATTTTTATTTTTACTGGCGCTTTTGCCTGAACCATTATTGGAGTTGCTGGTCTTGGAGGACTTGCTGTACGTGTAGTTGCTGGACTTGGCGTTACGGGGCTTGGTGTTACGGGTCTTGGCGTTACGCCTTTCGGTGCTTTAACGCACTTATCATTTGCATTACGTACTTTGCCAACGTCGCATTTCTTTACGCAAATACCCTTTTTATTTTTTTCTTTTCCAGGTTTGCATGGATTCATAACATATAAAGATATTATTATATTATAAAATGATTTATGAAATGACCCCCGATGAAATCGAATTAAAAATCAAAGAATATTTGCCAATCCGCAATGATGAAAAACACGAATTCGGGGAAGTATTCACGCCAATCGAACTCATCAATAATATGTTAGACGAATTACCGCCCGCCGTCTGGATAAATCCCGATTTAATATGGCTCGACCCCGCTTGTGGCATCGGTAATTTCTTTATGATTGTCTTTCAAAGATTAATGAAAACTCTAAAGATACCAAAGTCGAAACGTGCTGCACACATCATTAATATGTTATATATGATTGATATTAATCCCGATAATATAAAGATTGCCCGCACCATATTCGGCAAAGATGCGCATATTTTCTGTAAAGACTTTTTAACCTTTGACTTACCCGTGGATTGCAATATTATATTAGCAAATCCGCCATTCAATATTGCAACCGCTGAATTACGACACGGCGCTAAAGGTTCTGGATTTGCATTATGGGGGAAATTTCTAAAGAAATCTTTAGAAATCACCAAAAATTATGTGGGTATGTTGACGCCATCCGTATGGCGAAGTCCCGACCACGAATTACTCAACTTAATAAAACAATATAAATTATTATATTTGCACATCTTTAGTAAATCCGACGGTATAAAATGGTTCGGAGTCCAATCCCGATTCGATATATATGTTATTTCAAAGAAAGGCTCCAATTACACCAAAATCGTTGACCAAAATAACCGCACACATAAAATACAAATCAAGGAATGGCCATTTCTGCCGAATTATAATTATACGAATATAAAACGCATCTTGGCAACCACCGACCATTTACCGATATTATATCATTCAAATATCTATAACAGCAAAGATTTGAAAGAAAAAGACCGCCTGTATAAATACCCAGTTGTTCATACCATAACCCGCAATGGATTAGGTATTCGATATAGCGACAAACCGCCTCTCCGCATACCCAAAGTATTATTAAATTTCAATGAATTGCAATACCCATATAATGATTGGAAAGGCGAATATGGTATGTCACAACTCACATTCGGCATCCCGATTCAAACGCGCACGGAAGGTAATATATTAGTGGATGCTATAAATACACCTGAATTTAAAGAAATCATCAAATCCACGAAATGGACGAGTTTCACCACGAATTACAAAATGTTCCGATATTTCAAACCCGATTTTTACAAGTTTTTATAATTCAAAACCAATTCTTTAATTCCAATTGTTTATATCGACGGTCATTGGCCTGCGGTAATTGCAACGGCACAACCAGACTACTTTGGTCTTGCAAATATTTCATATAGCCGACTGCTTCGGCGTATACCGCGGGAATCGCATAATCAAACACTATTTTATTCAATTGTTCCACTTGTTCACGGATGTTATCTACATAATGTTGGGCATATTGTAGATATGTACTTCGCATAATAATCTTTAATGTGTCTATATTTTGAGGGGGTATAAAGAATTTCTTGTTCGATTTTTCATAGACGCCAGCGCGAATTCCGTTTTGCAATATTTGGATGTTTTCCGCTGAAAAATAGACTTGAGCAAGTGCATTGTGTTCCCAGTTTCCGACTAATGCATCGCGATATTCAGTGGTTTTGTTTTTAACTGCGATTTTTTCAAACATATTGAACTTGTCGTCGGGGTCGGACGGTTCCATAATGTTTACGCGACCATTATATTTGTCTAAATTAATTCGTGTTGATGAATTGATTTCAGAATACATATAATCTAATTCAAGATAATTATTTAGTAACAATTATATATAATGGAAACTTTTTATATTGTGGTATTATCAATCGCCATTGGATTCTTGATATTATTATTGACATTCTTTGGAATTCTAATGAGTTCAAAAAACTCGGATGTTGTATTCCCGCCAGTTTCGACTCAATGTCCTGATAAATGGAAAGCGGATGGGTCACTGTGTATTATGAACTTAAGCGGCGGATTGAATACGGGTAATATATATACTGGTGGGACAAACTGCCTTACATCTGGCACAACCGCTGGCACACAAGTCGGTTCGTGTAAGGACATAACTGCGCAAACGGCAACCTCACGTATACCAAATTCTACGTTTATTAATCGTACATATGGGTGGGTTAACTCTACGGGAGCCAGTGTCGCATATTCCTCGTTGTCAGGCGATTTAAGTCTAAATTTCGCAGATTCTGCATGGGGCGAGCACGGATCAAGTGCAATTTGCCAGCAAAAAAAATGGGCAAATGAATTTGGAATTAGTTGGAGTGGAGTGTCTAATTATACGCATTGTTAATTTATAAATTTAACGACTCGTGGGTTCTCGCCTGCAATATGGTCAAGTTGGTCTATATTCAATACGCGTTGAAATAACACATCGCCATTCATTTCGTTAATCCGATTTTTCAACATACGAATTCCAGTAATCAATGGAATTAATTTAGTAATATGTAAATGAACGGCGTCGTGAAATTCGTCGGCCTCGGTTAATTCTCGAATTTGACCCAAACATTCATACACCTCTTCTTGTTTATGGTCAATCGCCTCCATCGTGTAAGGACTCCATCGATTTTCGTTGTATTTATCCAATAATTCTTTATATATCGAATTATTTGAATTATATTCCTCCAATTCCTTTTTAAACTTGGCCACCGTTTTGCCTTCATCAATATAATTAAAAAGCGTATCGAATTTCTGGCGAATAATCTTTTCTTTAGAACCCTCAATTTGTTCTCTAAAATCATAAATCAACTGTTCTGTACCAATATGCACTCCGTTATAGATTTGAATATCGAGAGTGCACGGTGGTTGCGCGCCACATATCGCCGTATATTTATTGTCTTTAGTTGAAAAAATAGTACCACCCTTTTTATTACATTTAATGCACAAAGGCCTTATTGCGGCCAATCGTTGTTTCCCGATGCGCGTATTAGGTGCATTTTTATATGCGTTGTGTTTCGACTTTGACAATTTCTGTTCATATGTCTGTTTTATGCGGAAGAAATCATTAATGCTTTCAATATAATGATGCGTTTCGCCTTTATCTTTAGGATGTGCAACTGTATCCATTTTCAAATCAGTCAACGATTTAGGTATATTTTTCAAAGACAACAAATGATTATGTGAACAATGCAATGATGTTAAATGGAGGCAATGTGTTAAATCAAGCGTTCCTATTTTATTATATTCACACGTAACGGATTCGACGGTCGCAGGTAATGCAATTCGAACCAGTTGGTTATGGTCGACATTGAGCGTCTTTATATTGTTTAGCCGAATATTCGAAATATAATTATACTGGACATCCAATTCCTCTAAATGTAAACCGTCTAAATCAAACAGGAAATTATGGGGGCATACCAATTTGGTAACGGTGGACGGCAAATTTACAATGCTGGTGACTTCGCCTTCGGGTATATAAATCGACGTAATTTGGTCACTTAATTCGGTGAAATCGAGGTCACCGTGCAGCGCGTCGTGAATGACGAGTGAATCGGAATAGTCGGGTAATTGTTCTAAAATCGCATCTAAATCGGCTTGCGCGGTGTTCGATTCGAGTATTTGTTGTTTTTGTTCTCGAACAATATTCATTATATATATTTAGCATAAAATATATATTATGTGAACGTGGGTAATCGCGTAATTGATTCGATTTTTTTTTTTTCATCTTGATAAAACCTGATTTTCGAAAGAACATAATCTTGTTCCTTTAATAATTTTTGTTTTTGTTCATACGGCGATAGTCGTTTATTATAAGAATAGTAAAGAATGGACCCAGTTATTACGATGAATAATACAAAAACGACCACATTAAACGCATATAAATAAATATGGGTTCGATGTTCGTGGCATTTATGTAAAGTATTGAATAAATGTGTTTTTACATTAGATTCGATTAAATTCGGGAATTCCATTTAACTATGAAAATTAAATAATTGCAAATTATAAATGTATAATCCATCGTTTTTATTAGGTGGGAGTGGGAGTCTCATTGCTGCATCAATTTTTTTTGTTTTTATATATTCGAATGTTACATCTAACATTCCATTGGCAGGTTTAGGTATGTATGCACTTATGTGGGGCATATTAATAACAACTAATATAGTTGGTAGTTTAATCGGCACATCGCCAGACGACCCGAATGAACCTCCAATAACAGTGGCATTTATCAGTTCAATTGTATATTTTACGATTGTTGGATTTATGGTTATGTTGCTTAAGTTATGTCCAAATATAATTCGCATTTTTGATAATAGCATTTCGTATTTGATTGTTACGCAAGTTTTGCCATTGTTCTGGTTTAATACGTATACCGAAGCCAATATTGATAATGTTATACTATCGAACGTGTCTTCGACCACGACAGCGAGTATGACCGAAGCGACAACGCTTACACCCGAAATGCCAAATCACCTTTTAATTGCAACGTTTAATGATAACACATTAACGCAGTCAAAATATAACGTCGAAGGCGTAGCCCAAATACAAAAATTATTAACCCTACTCCAAACCGTGTCAACATTTATAATTATGACGTTTTCATTAATTGTTGCGTTTTTAGTCAGTAATATTGCAATTCAACTCACGCGTGAGCGCAAAGCGTAGCCGCTATAATATATGAAAGAATTGCAATAGCAATCGCGATAATCCAGATTGGCAATACCGTTTTGTGTTTAAATCCAACGCCGAATTGCCGAAATCCACCGTCTGCGTCATAAATAAATTGAGGTTTCGTATAATGCACTCCTACAAACAAAACCAAAAATAAAATTATCGCTAAACTTACTTTATGTTTGCGCAGATTCATTTATATAATCCATATAAATGAATTTTTAACCTTCTCTGTTTTAACCTTCTCTGCTTTTAACCTTCTCTGCCAAAATCATCATCATCTTCGTTTTCATAATTATCATCGTAATCTTCTGGCAATTCACTCATATTAAATCCCATATCATCTTCGGGTTCTTCGTCTGGAACGTCGTCGTGTACTTCTTGTTCTTCTTGCACATCTTCGCTACGTTCTCTATCATACGTTTGTTTATCATATTTAACAAGCCCCTTTTGCATACCGACGTTCCATCGACCCAATTTATAAGATTTCTTCATATCTTCAACTTTACGTTCTTCGGGATCCATATCGCGGAAAAAATCGGTAATCATTTTCTTTTCCTGTTCCTTTGACCGTGTAATATGAACGCGAATGTCACTATACGTCATATCGGTTTTCGCCTTATTATCTTGTCCGAATCCAATATACGTAATTAACAAAGAACACACTTTCGACTTGAATTCTTCAGTCCGACCTGCCAATTGCATCTCATCCAATTCGCGTGCTAATTCAGCGGCGTTTTCGTCGATGTCAGTTGCGCCTATAATGAGTTCGGGTTTCACAGGTTTGCCTACGACCGTTTCCATTTCGGATGCGGCTATATATTCATAAATAACGGAATACCATATATAAGTCAATAATAAATACACGCAATCTTTATCAAAGAGTGAATAAAATTGTACGTCGCCTTTATAAATCGGCGTGAATATAGGTAATATATGAACCAGTGTATTTAAATCCGCGAGTTTGGTATCCATTTCCAACAATAAACGTGCAATATCCATATCACCTTTATGTTTATTTAAAGATTCGTAATAGGATCGAATGAAATTAAATAATTCGGTTTCGTGGAAATCGGACAGACCCCAATGTTTATGTACAGTATCAAATGTTTGTTTATTTAATATGATTTGCGGATATATTTTACAACACGAATATATGGAATTTTGCATAAAATGCGAGACTGTATGTAAATCGTCGCCTTTCCACTTGGTAATATTCTGTATAAATTCAAAGAAACGGTCATATGCGGCTTGAGTTAAAGACCCAAATGTTTCAAAGAATTGCATAATATCGGAAAACATACGACGATTCGCATTAATCAAGTAATTCTTCAATTCATATATTTCTTTAGAATCTTCCATAATCATAACCTTTTCATTATAATTGCCAACAACGCGTGTCAACAATGTACGTAGAGGTATCTCTATAATTGTAGAATCAATTCTGTCCAAATAATCAAAGAAATCGTTGAATGTCGAAATGGGGTTGATTTTACGCGAATATTCATACGGCACCACATTATTTCGATTGATAATAGACATTAATCGGTTTAAATCGGCGACTTTGTAATTTTTCCCGTTTTTCTTTAAAAACACAATCTTTTCTTCCAATGAAGTATCTTTATTATATTCGGGTTTTTCCGCGCAAATCGTTTTCAATTCGGTGGGTATAGGGATATTATTATCGAAATTGCAATAATGCATAAATGCACCATATATATTATCATCGAAATGCACATTCGGCGCGGTGGGGTAGACGAATCCAGTGAATTCGGGGTGATAAAACAACGACGCCTTTGATACTTGCGATACGTCGCGAATGAAACTCGATAGACTTACTATAATATCGATGTATTGTTTAATACTCTCATCTTCTTTGATAAAGTAAAGAATGGGATTAACAATGCCACTACAACACGCATTTTCGAGAAACGGCATTTTCGCGGCGGTTTTCAAGAACAAGTCTTTATCTTTAATAATGGAGTTTATAAGTTCAATAATGCCATACGAATATTGCACCATCTTACTCCTTACTGCATTTATATCCTGATGTTGTGAACGTCGCCCGTCACGCATTGACTTTAGCAAGTCGGCTTTGAATTCAGTGGACACATTATGCAGCGTCTTTACGATGCTGAATTGGACGACTGGTGGCATAAAATGTCGCCATTTGTCGATGTGATGTTCTTCTGGTACATTTGAGTCGGGGTTAAGCAACACATATTCGCGTTTCTTTGTATATAATCCAACTATTTCGCTATGACTCATAATGTTTTTCTCCACCACGGTTTTAATACGGCTGGTTAAAATGTCGGCAGTATATCGTTTAAGCGACGTCCATGGTTCGAATTTACTATCCGTTTTGATTTTATATACAACGCACGCGATATAGGCAATGCCTGTAATATCTTCAATTCCATCAAGTGGATAGCCACTGAATGACCGAACGCAGCCTGGAAATGTGCGTTTGGTTTTGAAAGACGGGGTGGCGGTTTGAATGGCGACGATAATCACGGCGGCAACGATATAAATAATGGTTTGATTACGATATACGGCATATGTTTCAATCGTTTTTGCATTTTCCTTCTTTTTCGCATCGATTATTTTTTGGTATGAGGCTTCGCTTCGAATACTCTTTATAATTTGTTCTTGCGATGTGCGTAATACAATATCTTCGAGTGATTCGGGAGGAATGCCGATATTAGTAACGATGGTATAATATATATTATAAATCATTTGCGTGGTTTCATTTTCAAAGACTTTGTCTTTCTTGCTTAATAATTCGATTATAACTGCACCCAAATCTTTCTCTATAATGCCATTTGAAATGACCTTGAATCCAGATTCGTCATACCCTTCTTCAGTCACGAAATCGATTTTACGCAGTTCATATCCGCTATATTTATCCACAATTGAGTCACCGTCGTCGCTTAACACGCCACACGTGCGACATATTTGGTCTTGTACTTCTTGATAATTACGTTCAACTGTAAATGCAAATGCGAGTTCTTTCAAAGAAAGCGGTAATAATTTAGTATTGGTTTCTTTACAATATAACCAATGTGCGTCTTCGTCCAACTGGTCAATCATCGGCTCGCGGCAAAAATCGTCGGCGAATTGACATACATCGCTCTGTTTCTTTACGAAATCGGGTTGCGCCAAAATGGCGTCGCGGAGTTTAATATATGGCGATTCGGCGTCGGTCAGAATAGACGCTAATTTGCCGATTTCATATGCCAAATTATTGGCCTTGTTTCGTTGGATTTCGTCGGCGAATACGATGGTGCCTAATACGTTTCCGTAATACTCAATCATATATTTATAATACCCACCGAATTGGTCAATTGACACCTCTAATCTGCGGTCGAATTCCGTTTTCATTTTGGATTTGGCAATATGTTTTATTCGTTCTTCCGAGGTTAGCGTCGGTTCGCACGTTTGCAGTTTCTGGTTCTTTACGCATTTCGGATTTATATTACAAAACAAGGTATTGTTATCTATAAACGATTCGTCACCGACGGTTGTATCTCGCACCCAAACATTATTTTTGCGGCGATAATAATGTAATTTCATACGCGCGTCGGATTCAATCGCGATATGTTTTAATTCGCTTTCGCTGACGTCGTCTGGCGCTACGGGTCGCAATTCGAGAATCGCGTATTCGCCTTGATTTATGCGTTTTTTCTTTGAAATCAGGGTTTCGGCGAGTTCAGCGGCGTCTGATTTCGGACAATCGTGTTTTTGTATTAAATTTTCGGCGAGGAAATCCGTGAAATCAACGGGATTCATTTTCTTTTGCGAATCTTTATATTTATCCAGAATCGCGTAAGGCGTATTGTCGAATTCTTTATCATAAAATATAATGTCTTCTGTATTATCCTTTTGTAAATTGGACAAGGATGTATATCGCTTTGTAATAAATAACCGTCCACAATCATTTTTGATTTTGGTGGTATCGTCAATCGCAGGTTCATCAAATATATTTACAATATTCGAAGTATTTAAAGAAATAAACAAATGATTGATTAAATTCACGAATAAATTACACGAATCTTTCGTTAACATTACCGATAACATTTCACTCGACGTCAGTTGCAAATCTTTAATATTATAATCAGTTTTAAAGAATTCCGTCATTTTCGAATTAACCAATATATTATCAATGCTTAAAGGTTGAGCGCGGACTTTATAGTGAATATTTTGTAGAATACTGAATTCTTTGGATTTCGCATCAAATCTGGATTTATATTCCTTCATCTTTTCTTTAATAAAATATCGAATTTCGTCGTGTTGTTTGAAAGAAATGTCCCACGTATATACACCAAACGGTTGCAGTGTATTTATGATTTCAACCACAGATAATTCATCTGTAATATATTTTTGTGTCATTCGGATTAAATTGCGAGTTCTCGGAATAATGACGTTCAGAAATTTGCGATAGTCATCTTCATCTAAATTATCATTTAATAAATATTCCGTTATATTTGAAAGAAATGTATCGTCATACTCGATTTCCGCGTTTAAATCATTGACTACGGTTTGACTACAGTTTGTCTTTGAATTTAACAGTTTAAATAAATATAAATAGTTTTGTCCATACAAACACCGAGTTAATATATTGGTTGCGGGCAAATGTACTTGCGAAAACCGCACAACTGGTTCGGGCATTGTAACCCACGCCTTTATTTGCATTGCATCATTGGGTTGAACGGGTTCTCTGCCGTCTTTCTCCAATTTGGTCAAAGATAAATTGTATTTTTGTATAATGAACCGACGACGGGCTGCGCCCGCGCCTGCATATACTGTGCTATAGAAATCATCGAAATTATGTACGATGGCGTCCAAATCGGTGCGTATTTCACCCGTATGTAACGCGGGTTGGTCTGCTTTGTCAAAGGGCGTCATATTCGTATTTATGTTTTTTAGCAGAGTCGCATAATCTTTACGATTTTTGGAATAATCGAGTTGCGCTGTTTCCAACTCGGTCAAATCCGCAGTTAAATCCGAGGCGGTTGCATCGTCAAATGCGGACGCAATCCCATATAACTTGTGCCGCGTGGTAACTACGGGTATTATCCATTTTAATTTCGTACTTAAATTATAAAGATTGTCGACCAATGGCTTATATGCAGCGCCCACTATTTTAGTATGGGCATTGCCGTGTTCGTCGAATCGCGAGAACATTTTCCTTAGTTCTTTAAATCGTTCGATTAATAAATGTATATTATCTAAAACGCTTACGGTGCGTTGATAATTCGGGATGGTGGATAACAACTCGTCCATCAAATCATTGACTTGCGCATCAATGGTATATCGTTTTTCGCTTTCGGGGATTTCGATGGCTTGTTCATATACCTCGGCTTCGCCAAATACAATGTCATTCGCTTGTATATACATATCGTGCAGAGTTTGACGTATATTGGCGTCGACTTTGGCAGTTTCGGGAATATTGATTATTGATTCGCCCTCGTCGGTCCATTCCTGTGAGGCAACGTCGCCTTCAACCTCTTCGACCACGCCCAATAAATGTTCGTCCTCAATGTTTGACGGCTTATTACTAATCACGATTTTATCAATCGGTAAATACGCAGGCAATCCTTTATATTCAAAATCAATATATATGACTGCACGTTCGGGAAAAGTGGTGATTTCAATCATATCCTCGTCGAGTGCGGTGATTTCGCCGTTTATGATGGTCGGCATATCCCCTCCGAAATATATATTAATCCAAGTATCGGGAATCAAATTATGTTGCAGGGCGTAGCCCTTCATTTCGCTGCGACTGAGTAGATGAATTTCGGTAATCGATTCATCCGACAATTTGCCGTCATATAAATTAAGAGTTTGTTCATTGAATGTCGCTATATTAGTGAGTTTAATTGAGTCGGGGTCGATATACATAACCATATAGGATTGTTCGTGGATTGCAGGGTTTGATGGTGCCAATATTTTAATAATATCACCGAGTTCAATGCTACGGTCAGGTTCGTTATTATCTACGATTTCATCCATTATTATATACCAACATTCTAAATCCAAACAAATTAAAGATTTCATATGAAATATAGTTAATGACGCATTATTGGATATTACCCGACGCCGATGTCGATATAAAACAATACAATGTAGATGGAGTCACCAATTATTCGATTTATAATTATAGACGAGACCAACGTACCCATCCGACGTATCGTTCTGTTATATTATCTTCGCCTGAAAATGAATTGCTCGTTTTTTCGCCACCTAAATCTATAGACCCCGATGAATTTATGCAAACGATGGAATGTCGGGGGTCGACTTTCACTGAAACAATCGAAGGAACTATGATTAATTTGTTTTTTGACAAGAGAATTCAAAGATGGGAAATTGCGACGAAAAAAGCGGTTGGCGGGCGGTATTTTTATTATCGTACCGATTTCAATCCAGCCGAAAAATCGCAATATACATTCCTCGAAATGTTCATCGAGGCATTAGGCGGCGATGCGTCTCTCGAAGATATACAATCTTTAAATAGTTTCCCTATTAATTGTTGTTATAGTTTCGTATTACAGCATCCTAAAAACCACATTGTAATTCCAATTACGCAACCCAAAGCATATTTGATTGCAGTATATCAAATTGTCGAAAATGTGGCGACTGTGCAATACGACTATCGGTCGTGGGCTTGTTTTAACTGTGGCATTTATTTTCCTAAAAAATACGAGATTGCCGACTATGCTGAAATCCGAGAAATCTGTAATATTCAAAGTGATTGTAATTTTGTAGGAATCACAATTACTGGATTCGATGGAGAACGATGCAAAATCGCAAATCCAGTTTATAAAGAATACAAGAAAATTCGTGGATATGACCCCAATATGCAATATCAATATCTGGCATTGCGTCGGGCGGATAAGGTTGCTGAATTCTTGACGTATTTTCCAATGTATCAATCCGTCTTCGATACATTTCAAAAACAATACAGTGATTTTATAACAAATATTCATAAATCATACTTGTCATATTATGTACACAAAAACCGCACCGTTTCCAATAAATATTTCCACCATATTTATAGATTGCATTATTTTATATATATGCCGTCATTGGCACGCCCGATGCACGCGGTTGGTCTATATACCACAACTCGTAATCCAACAATTATAACGCAAGCAGTTGTAAAAGAATACGTGGATAAGTTAGAACCCAAATATATATTATATTATTTGAATTATGACCAACGTCAATCTAAAATTTCAGTTTGCGCGTAGCGAACGTCATTCATTTAGATTATATTCTATTCCAGTTTTGATGCGCCTCATCCTCCTCTAAATAAAAAATCAAAGAATGACGTGTGTCGTCTGGTTCGTCTGGTTCGTCTGGTTTGTTTTGTTCGTCTGGTTCGTCTTGTTTGTTTTATGCTTTGCATATATAATATGTTTATATAAAAAATTGATTCAAGTTTTTATCATGCTATGTATGATAAAAAATGGAATATCAACGAATTACTGATTTTTACGAAGGCGGTGAAAACCACAAATCTGGTTTACGTATTACTATAAAAACGACAGACGGAAAAACGATTACATTACAATTAAAATCAAAAGGCATTATGAATACAGGGTCATATTGTTTCTTGGAAATGGAGAGCCGTACGCTGCCTCAATATAAATATCAAAGCCAAATTGACCGCGAATTGTGCCGAGTCGGTACTTCATTCGATTACAATCGTGAAACGTGGGAGGCGTATAAAGAGTACATATTCGCACAAATAAGTCCAGAACAAAGAATCGAATACGAAGCATATTGGGCTAAACCCATATCGCCAATTAAAGCAAATTACAATACTGTCGATTTTACACGCACTGATAAATGGAACGTGGTATTAGACATTAATGGCAAAACTGCGACGTTGCCATTAACCACAACTGCGAACCCATTTACTTCGTATGATTGTCCGAGCAATGGTCCGATTAATTTCCATCGCATATTAGATGGCGAAGTTATATTATTTGTACGACAAAATCCGCGAGAACAACCGCCAACTGGAAGCCGACGGTGCGGAACTGGCGAATATGATCAATATTTATATATGCAAGTTAAGGCAGGTACATTACCCGAAAAACAAGATGATGTGAATGTGGCAGTATGGGAGGCGTTTATCGCGTATATTGCGACGTCGAAGTTATAGAATCAATCATTTGTTGTTGTTTATCCATCATTTGTTGTTGTTCATTTATTTTTTGGTTTAATTCTTGTATACATTTAATTAGATGTATATTAATTCTCGCATAATCTAAAGAATTGGGGTTTCCGCTCGCATCGTAATCAATAAACAAATCGGCGCCTAATTCGTCTACATCTTCTGCTATTAACCCAGGGTATCGTTTATCACCATTTTTCAACGTAAATGATACGGGTTTATATTTCATTAACATATCTAAATTGTATGTTTCGGGAAAGGGTTCGATATTTTCTTTATATTTTTTTGCAGAACTTACATTAAATGACGTGCCTGATGTTATTTGCCCAGATGCATAAATTTGGCCAGAAGACGGAAGCGGCGTTGGCGCTGCGCCAACCTGAATTATGTCGACCATTAATATATTTGTATACGGGTTATATATTAATTTATCATCCGCAAGTAAACCGCGAACGCCTGGCGTTGTTTTTGCAAATGTTAAATAATGGGATAAATTCTCAGACGCAGTAGTTATGGCTACATTGGTTGCATTGGTTGCATTGGTTGCATTGGTTGCATTGGTTGCATTGCCTGCATTGGTTGCATTGGTTGCAGAGGTTGCATTGCCGTTAAACTTGGTTGCGGTTATGCCATCAGATTTCCAAAAATTGCTTACATTAATACTCCATTCAGATGCAGTTAACGTGCCACATATATTCACATTATTTGCATTCGTTGCAGTTCCAATATTAATGGTTTGTGCTGTGTTTGATGTAATATTAAAATTGGTATTATCAGATTGTTCGAATGTTGTATATGCAGTTACTGAACGAATAATTACATTCCCTGTAACGTCCACATTACCATTTGACATTGATAAATCACCAGTTATTACGCGTAAACTATTACCTGCGGTTATTAATGCAGAAGCAGTTAACGCAGCAACTGACGTGGTTCCAGTAACAGTCAATCCTGCATTGGTAGTTAACGCGGCTCCAGTAAC